ATGTTGTTTTAAATGGTACTGTTGAAGAACGGAGGCTTTTGTTTGAGTTTAATTTTCTTACACCTAGAAGAAAGATACTTAAGAAGTTTAAGATATTTGCACGGTCATCGTATCCGAGGTTCTTCCGATCAGCAGCAGCGGAGTTTCACGATGATATGATAATGGGGGTGATTAAGGCATATTTTGGTGAGCATAATTTTTTAAATCTAGCATTTAGAGGCAGCGCAAAGACTTCTTTAGCTAAACTGCTTGTGGTGTTCGTGATCCTCAATGATAAGGATAAGTACCGTAAATATTTGAAGATTCTTACAAGAGACGGCAAGAATGCAAAACAGTTTGTTACGGATTGTTACAACTTAATAATTGAAGCACATCCTATTTATGGAGATATGTTTGAGAAGAGTGGCAGTGTAAAAAGAGAAGAAACGATGGGTAGTTTTACTTTAAGGGATAGTAGGAAACTTGGATCTGGTACGGTAGGACAAACACAGCGTGGACATATCCAGGATGCTTATAGGCCAGACTTCCTAATATTTGATGATTGTGAGGATAGGGAATCGATTACTTCGGTTGCTATCACTCAGGGGATAATGAACAAGGCTCAAGAAGCTTTGGACGGTTTATCAAAGGATGGTAGTTATTTAGTCTTAGGAAACTACATTTCAGACCAGGGTGTGATGGAGTGGTTTAAGGGGAAGACAATAGTTGAGCTTATTACTCCGATTTTGAAGAATGATAAGCCTACTTGGGATGCTTATACTGTAGAAGATATACAGCAAATTAAGAAAGATGCAGATGATTTTTACGGTGAGTATATGTGTGATCCAGCAAGAAGTGAGAATAAGTTTTTCGATCTTGCTAGGATCGAGGCGGATTTAAAGAAGTGTACTCCACCAGTGAGAACCAGTGCGGGCGTTAGATATTGGACTAAATACTTACCACATCATAGGTATGGGCAAGGCTCAGACCATTCAGACGGGATTGGTAAGGATGCGAACACTTTGGCAGGGTTCGACTTCCATGACGGCCTACTGGCTTATACTTACGCCAACAATGAGATAGGGCCAGACTTAGCAGTCCACGAATTTGCAAGAGTGGGGTCAGAGTTCGGAAACTGTATTTACGCCCCTGAAATCAACAATAAATGCGGTGGTATTGCGATTACTACTCTAAAAGGTTTAGATTATCCTAATATTTATCAGCATGTAGATGAGACTAAGTCGAATAGTTTAGTGAGTACAAAGTATGGATGGGAGACTAATAGGAAGACGAAGTATAATATGTTCTTTGATTTCAGGAAAGATTACAATGATGGATTGATAAAGATACTAGATAAAGATGTTTTGATGGAAATGAAAGCTTATAGTAATGCGGATCTACAGGAAGAGGTGATAGGATTGATTACAAAGCATTTCGACTTACTCACTGCCGCAATAATAGGGTGGCAGATGAGGAAGCATGCGGTAGTTGCTACTGGCGACTTGAAAAGCTATAAGGATGGTTACAAGAGGTATATTGAGAGTTTGAATAAATAGTTGTGATTCTTTTACATACTTAAAAGAAAAACAAAGAAAACAAAACAAGTCCTCAGAAGAAACTAAAAGAAAGAAAAAGAAAAAATCCCTAAAAAATAAAGTCTTTCTCTATTTTGCATAGGTTTCAGCTCGCCTTTCGGTGCGCTAATAGTATTTCAATTTTTAGCCTCTTCATAACACGATAGAAGAGCGTCGCTTTATAGATAAGCGGTCAAACAAACTTGCCTTTTGTGGAATTGTGATATATCCTTAACTTGTTTGTTAGACATGAAACACATTAAGGGTTCTTGCGAGAGATTGCAAGGCCTTTTTTGTTGTAAAAGAAATGAGAAGTGAGTATAATATATGCAGACCGTGTAATATGCTCATAATGTATTTACATGGCGACTAAATTAATTGAGGAGGTCAAGAATAATGTTAAGGAGTATTCAACTAATAAGGATGTTTCTGATTTTTTGTATCTAATAGCGGATAATACGCTTAACGAGAAGAATGACAAAGATGTGAAGAATGAGTTGATTAGAGGTTTGTTTAGGGAAGGTTTCGAGATTCACGATCCTACGAAGACTAAGAAGATCGGATCGAAAGTTATTCAGCAAGTTTTATGGCGTGTAATGAGTAAGGTGCAGTTCTTGAAGTCAGATATTCACGGTACAGGCAAAAGTGAGAATGCTGAAAGGTTAGTAACAGAAGGTGTAATGACGGTAGCGAAGCGAGGTGGATTAGCTCAACTATTCGGGGGGAAGTGTGGAGTATTTATGAATGCATTTATGTATGGTGACGGATATGTGATGCTTGGTAAAGGTGAGAATGAAGAGAACCCTGTTAGTTTTAGGGTGTTAAGGAATGAAGATGTTTATGCTGATACTTTTAGTTACGGAGTAAGAGGAGTAAAGCCAGCTAGGAAAATGTGTGTAATATATCAGTTTGGCAAAGATGAAGCTTATGAGATTTTTCCAGAGCTAGAAGAGAATGGTGTATGGGGTAGAATCCCAGGTACTTACGAAGGCGATGAACGTGATGATGATAGGGAAAATAAAGATATTCTAGAGATCGGCTGGGGATGGGATTTGGATAAGGGCAAGTATGTGATATTTGCAGGTACACAAGGCTACCAAATAGATATGTTCGAAGGTGAAGAGTATCCGTTTATTAAGAATAAGAAAAAGTTTATACCAGTGTTTCAGTTTATGTGTCAACCATCGGAGGAAGGATTTAGGAATTATGGTATAGGAGAAATGGTGTACGATTTGGCCGTTATAACTGCTAAATTGATGAATATGGAGGTAGGGCATTTGGAAGAGAATGTTTACCCTATTACGTTGATAAATGCACCACAAACTAAAGTAGACGAACTAGTCCAGAAAATGGCTACAGCGAACGAATCTAGAGCAGCGGGCGGTAAACCGTTTGTCGCAATGGAATTCGGTGCAGGTGGTGGAAGTCCACAAGCTCAATCGTTGTTGACTCAAAACTTGTTTAATGAATGGAATGTAGTTTGGGATCGTCTTTATAAGGAATTTTCAAGACTTGGATTTAATTTAGATGATATTGAAAGAGGAAGCGGTATTACTAGAGGTCAGGTTATTGCGGAAGAACAGGCGGGAAACGCATTCATACAGCAGATGCAGGAATACAATTCATGGGAAACGGAAGAGCTTATAGAGTGTGTAATGGATTCAATCACTGAGTTTGTAAGTAACGGGAATAAGACACCATTGAATTTGATGACTACAATGATGATGGAAGACGGTACAGCTCTTAGGCTGGATACAGAAATCACGATGGGGATGTTGTCGAAGGAGCTTAAGGATGGTAATTGGTTCGTTAATACAGACAAGAGAACGGGAGCGATACCTTCTGACTTAACTAAGATGCTTCAAGAAGAGAAACTATTGAGCATGGAACAACCAGGCACGCCAGCATTTGAAGAACTGAAGAGGCGGATTAGTATGAGGATGGGTGTTGGAGGTAATAAGCCGATGCCTATGGCAAGTGAACCACCAGCACCAGGCGGCCCAGGAGGCGGTGCGCCACCAGCGGGTGCGCCAGGAGAAATGCCCGTAGCGACACCTGGTCAGAATCAGCGAGTATTGCCAGAACCAACGGGGAATGTATTGCAACCTGTTTGATCTTTAAATGAAAATAGTACATAACATATGTAGGTTAAAGAAGTATTTCGGATTAAGTCTCATCAATAAAGAGATACCGAAAGCAGAACTGTTAAGTTCAAATGAAGCGTTAAAAGCGTTTGGGAATGTAGGGTTGGAGTATAAAGGCGATATACTAATGATGATGGCGATAATAGAGTATGAGTACGGAAGGAATAAGAATTATACGACAGAAGAGATTGGAGCGGTAAAGAATGTACTGGCCGAAGTTTACAAGTTTATGTCGGGTTGTGGGTATGAGTGGAAAGAGTACGAAAGATTGCAGCAAAAGAAAGACCTTTAAAAACCAAAAACCGTGTATCAGTTTTTTGAGTGCTATATGCATGAAAATCCTTACACGGTGTTTTCATGCATATACGGCTCAAAAAGCCATGTTACTTAATAACACATAAAAACTATGGATGATCCTAAAACTCACGGAGAGGATGAACATTCTGACATCAATGATGAACAGGATGACATTGATACCGATGAAGGAGTAGAGACACCTGCGGACACTGATGATGATTCAAACGATGATTTAGATGATCCTAAGTCGGATGACGCAGAGAAGGTCGCAGAAAAGCAAGAGAGCAAATGGTTTGCGGAAATCAAGTCAGGTAAAAAGTCTCTTGAAGATATGCCAGAGAACCTTGGATGGTTAAAAGCTAGAGTAGAAAAGAAGCTTGAACCAGAAAAGCCAAAGGCAAGCGACTTATCAAGTGATATTCGAAAAGCTTTACAGGAAGAAAGGGCGGAGGAAGAGTTTAATTTCTTAGTTGATGATCTTCAAAACTCAGATATAGATGCTGAAAAAGAAGCTCAACTGCGTGAAAGGTATGAAGGTATGATTTCGGAGTTTCCGGATCCGACTGCATCACAGAAATTAAAAGTATTATCCTTCGCAAAGGAAGCTGTAGGGTTGAAAGATACTTCTGAATCTATAAGGGAACGAAGACGTAAAGGTATGTCGTTGCCACCATTCGGAAGTAAGAAGAGGTCAACCGTCAAGAAAGGCGAAATGACCGATATGGAAAAGAAGTTTGCTGGCGATTTGCCACCAGGCTTCAAGGCTTAATTCTTAACAATAATTGCAATGGATTTTAAAGTTGTAGGAGACGAAGCTCTCCGAACAGTGATTGCCACTATCGCAACAGCAGTCGTAATCGAAGCTGGGGACGTATGTGAGCTTGATGCTGGGTTGCCTATAAAAGGTACAGCTACAGGTGCGAAACTTGCGTATTCACCGTTTGCAAGTGCGAATGGAGTTACACAAGTTGAGTTATCTGTAGGTAACGATTTTCTACTTAAAGGAACAGGTGAGGTCGTTTTTGCGGTAGCTCAAAAAGGCGATGAATGTGATCTTGTTATAGATACAGGTGTTCAGTTACTTGATAACGACACTACATCTACATCAGTATTCACCATTGATTGGTCTGAGAACGCTGGAGTCGTTGGCTCTGCATCAGATATTCAATTCAAGATTCTGAAACCTTTGTACTAAATTTACTCTTTAATTAATGTTCAGTAATGAACGAGCATAAGCGAAGAAAACAAGTTGATGGTCAATGGCCTTGCGGAAAATGTAAGAAGTATAAAGATGCTTCTGAATTCCACAAGAATGCAGGTTCATGGAATGGGGTTGAAGCTCAGTGTAAAGAATGCAGAGCTCATCGCAATCTTAATCCTGAAACAAGGGCTAAGATATGGGAGTTTTGTATAGAAAAGCACTATGGGCTTAGTAAGGAGGATTATTATAAACTTTTTGATGCCCAGAATGGTGTTTGTGCAATTTGTTTTAAGGTTAATTCTTCTGGACGCAAGCTTAATGTTGACCACTGTCATTCTACGGGAAAGATACGAGGGCTTTTATGCGCTAATTGCAATACAGCTCTCGGATTACTAAAGGATGACAAGGAGCTTTTTCTGAATGCTCTAAATTACTTAGATAATATTATATAACAATTACTTACTATGACAAGTGCCGATTACGCTTTACAAGCGGTTAAAGGGATCAAAAAATCCTATGATAACGCATGTAGAACAAGAATTGAAGGGTACATGGAACAAGGGTACATTCAATTTTACAACACATCCGAAGTATCAGAAATTTACACATCTACCGAAGGTATGAATGGTGTAATTGAACTCGGGGAATTAACAACACCACCTTCACTAGCTCTTGGGGATGGTTTCAGTGTGACTATCTCCGAAAAGAGATTTGGTGGAGCTTTAGTGATTCCAGAGGCGGTATACAGACGTGAAGGACCTGATTCTACTTATAAGGTAGACCAAGCTCTAAAACGTCAAAGAAATCAGCTTCTTAAAACAAGCACACGGAAATTGATGACTGATGCCCATTTAATGTTAAATGAAGCGTTTGATTCGACTTCTGTTTATCTTGCACCAGATAGTGTAGAGATTTGTGGATCTCATACATGGGCAAGTGGTGGAACATTCGACAACGCTGTCACAGACGCTCTAGATATAGATGCATACAATGATGCATGGGAATATGCAGGCGCATATACGGATCCAGCGGGTAAAGAGGACCCTCTTAACTGGACACAAATAGTAAACAAGAAAGGCTCTGCTTCACATAGAGAAGCTATTAGGCTTTTCGCAAAGGAAATCAAGCCAACTGCTGTAAATGATATTAACATTTACGAAGGTGAGCTAACTGTAGTTGGGACTCCTTATATTACTACTGCTAACAAGCTAAACTGGTTCTTGTATGATCTTTCAACAGATGCAAGCCCACTAGCGGTTGGTATC